TGGACTTAGTACAAAAAGTTCGAAAGCATATGGGGGAGATTTTCAGGTCTTGGAAGTTGACGATGCCAAAGAAAGTAGTTTCAGAACATACTGCTATCAATGGCTCTCGTTATTTCAAGGCCTGTTTACCTCTCCCAATGGACACTTCACCCGGATATCCTTTCAATCAAATGAAGAAACAACCTGGACAAGTGGGGAAGTCTTTCCTTTTCTCTGGTGAACCTGGAGAGAGGAGAGTCTCCTCTACTGAACTTCGACAAGCAATTGACATACGACTTCTTTTTGCAAAACGAGGATTACGTTGTAAGTCTCTTTGGATTGACTGTCTAAAGGACGAGCGACGTTCCCTCGAGAAGATCGCACAAGGAAAGACAAGAGTATTCACTATTCCACCAGTGGATTTTACTATTGTCTTTCGTATGTACACGATTGCTTTTACCACCAATTTTATCGACAACCAACCAATCTTCTTTTCAGGTGTTGGCATAGATCCAGAGTCCTCAGACTGGACTCGACTTATGCGATACTTGGAGGAGTATAGTGACACAGGATTTGCTGGCGATTATAGCGGGTGGGATGGGAACATCTCCCCCGTTATGATCGAAGAATGCTGTGGTATTATAAATGATTGGTACAACGACACCACCGAAGACAAACTAGTACGAACGATTCTTTTCAACGAGATTGCACATACTCCGCAAGCCTTCCTTTCGACTGTGTACATGACGCATATTGGGAATCCTTCTGGGAATCCTTTGACTGCTGTCATGAACACAATTGTGAATGCCATGTACTTGAGGTATTGTTGGCTGAAACTCGCTCCAAATGAGTTTCGTTCGCTCTCCTGTTACGAGGAGAACGTCCGAGACAAATTGTTTGGAGATGATAACATCTTAGCCGTCAAACACCGAGTACGTGACTTTTTCAATCCCGACACAGTGACCACTGAATTAGCCGATTTGAATATGACTTATACCGCTGCCACGAAACAAGGAAAAGCAGAATGGTTGCCACTTGAGCAACTCACCTTTCTTAAAAGAGGTTTTAAGA